TGATGTGACCCTCAAGCGTGGTAAGAAAATGAAAGACCACCAGATTGTCAGACTATTCAAACTAAAGAAAAAGATTAACGAGAATATTACGGTCATTGACCACGAAGGAAAGTTGAAAGTATATGATTCCCCTATTGACATTATTAAAGAATTTTGCGATTACCGGCGAGGGAAGTACGAAGAGAGATACGAATACCTCATCGAAGAGGGTATCTCCGCTTTGGATATCATTAAAGCAAAGGTCAAATTCATTGAACTTATCATTCAAGGCACTCTGGACTTCAAAAATAAAAACAGAAAAACCATCAAAAAAGAGTTGTCAACTACGTTCAAACCTGATATAATAGAAATATTAATAAAAATGCCTATATACTCCTTGTGTCAGGATGAGATGAGTAAGTATATTAATGAAGGCACGGCGTTATATAAACAGATTGAGAACTGGCGAATAATTGACACAACTAAAGAATTTATTAAAGAACTAAAGGTTTAATTATGGAATTTGTAAATGAGATTGAAAGCACAGAGAAGGGAGATTCTTCTAATTCTCTGGTGATTGGTCATATATTATACAAAGATGGAGACCAGATGTTTGAAATTAAAGATGTTAGGATTAAAGATTTTAATACATTTCGAGACTTCATATATGAGATGATTGACGAATGGGAGAAGTCTAAATGATATTGATTGATTTTAATCAAGTAATGATTGGTAATTTGATGATGAATGCCAAAACCCAAGCAGATGTTTCGGAAGATTTACTCCGACATATGATATTTAATACGCTTAGAAATTATCGAAAGCAATTCAATAAGACGTATGGAGAACTGGTGATATGCAACGACAGTAGACACTACTGGCGAAAAGACGTATTTCCTCTATACAAAGCAGGTCGAAAGGAGGGACGAGAAAAGTCTCCATTCGATTGGGAAATTATCTTTAAAATCTTTGATGGAGTACGAGAAGATTTAAAGACACATTTCCCGTACAAGTATATTGATGTTATGGGTGCAGAGGCCGATGATGTTATTGGTGTGATATGTAAGTATCATCACGCAGAAGAAAAGATTTGTATTCTGTCATCCGATAAGGACTTTATTCAGTTGCATAAATACAAAGGAGTTCAACAGTATTCTCCTATGCAAAAGAAGTTTATCAGACATCCAAATCCAATAGCGTATCTTAAAGAACACACTATTCGTGGTGACAGAGGCGATGGAATACCAAACTTCTTATCTGCTGATAATTGTCTTGTCGAAGGAATTCGCCAATCATCCGTATCTAAAAAGAAACTAGATGTCTGGTTGACACAGAAGCCAGAAGAAATTTGTACTACTGCCGAGATGGCAGACAATTGGAAAAGGAATGATGAACTAGTTAATCTTGAAAAAATTCCACAGTTATTGATTAACGATATTCAGAACGCATTCGCAAAAGAACCAACGGGTTCACGCAAGAAATTATATGATTATTTTATTATGAATAGGTTGTCTAGACTAACAGATGTCATTACGGATTTCTAATTACGAAATTCAGGTGTTGACCAAATGGAGAGAAGAAAGTGAAATACGAATTAAAACTAGGCGACAACGCCAAGACATTAAAGCAATATCCAGACAATCACTTTGACTCAATAGTCACAGACCCACCATATGGCATAGAGTTTATGGGGAAAGACTGGGATAAACATACAGGCGCATTAGAGACTTGGAATGAATGCTTTAGAGTATTAAAACCCGGTGGGCATATTCTTGCTTTTAGTGCATCCAGAACCTATCATCATTTGGCTACGAATATTGAGTCAGTAGGATTTGAAATTCGTGACCAGATTATGTGGATATATGGCAGTGGATTTCCAAAGAGTGCGAATCTTGGCAAAGCTATTGATAAGAAACAAGGCAATAAAAGAATTAAAACAGGTCAAATTAAAACACACGCTAGAAAAGGTGTTGCTGTTGCGGAAGAAAGGACTGCTATTAATGCCGGTTCATTTGGTCAAGAGGTAGAAGAAGAATTAACAGTTGGAACTTCCGATTGGGAAGGTTGGGGAACTGCACTCAAGCCTGCACACGAACCTATTGTGATGGCAAGAAAACCGTTGAGTGAAAAGACGATTGCAGAGAATGTATTAAAACACGGCACGGGCGGTATTAATATTGATGAGAGTAGAGTAGAAACAGAAGATAAAACACAAAGAGTGAATAGGGGTGTTGAATGGGGAGTTAGAAATGATAAATCTGGAAATGAACCTAAAGTCTACGGCTCTACCAAAGGCAGATATCCAGCAAATGTAATACACGATGGAAGTGAAGAAGTGTTGGAGGGGTTTCCAGAAACGAAAGGTCGGCACGGGATGACCCAACACGGAAGCGGCACAAATACAAAATATGGAAAGTTTGCACGTACAGAACAATCATTTGTGAATGATGGCGTTGGTGATTCTGGTTCTGCCGCCCGATTCTTCTATTGTTCTAAAGTATCAAAAAAAGAACGAAATATTGGTCAGTCCACAGATGGTAAAAATAACCATCCTACAGTAAAACCCGTAGCATTGATGAAATATTTGATTACCTTAATAACACCAAAAGGTGGCAAAGTATTAGACCCCTTCAATGGTTCTGGCTCGACAGGAATGGCTTGTGTAGAATTAGGATATGAATATACAGGATGTGAGTTAGACCCAGACTATATCGAAATCTCAAAAGCGAGAATCGAGGCTTGGTATGCTGAAAACAAACCAGAAGAAGTGAATGAGTATTTTGATAAAATATAAGGAGTTATTCGCTTGACAACGATGAGTAAATAGAGTATAATGTATATATGAGGTTCTTAAAAAATGACAACTGATGAACAAGTACAAGACTTTATTGATTATTTTGGGGATCAGATTCCCAATCCTGAACACTATCCAATTAGGGTCAAATGGTTAGTAAAATGGTACAAGCTCGTCGTTTTACCACGAAGGAGAGAGGATGAACGTAAGAGACATATTAAAGCAACTTGAGTCCGATAATTCAAGATTGGTCAAAGAGGCCATCCTTGAAGAGAACGAAGATAATGCTCAATTAAAGCAGGTAATCAAGGCCGCACTGGACCCCTATACTCAATATTATCAGAGAAAGATTCCAGAATACACTCAAAAATTCCAGCCTTTCGAGACACTTGATTGGGCCTTGGGTCAGTTACATACTCTATCTAATAGAGAGTTTACTGGTAATGCGGCCATCGAACATCTTCAGAAAATTCTAGCATCTTTAAGTGAAGAGAATGCCGAAGTAATTAAACGTGTCATATCGAAAGATTTGAAGTGTGGTGTGAGTATTGCTACGGTGAATAAAGTATTTGGTAAAGGATTCATCGAAACATATCCTTGTATGTTAGCGAGTGCTTTTAATCAAAAAAGTTTCCAGGCCATCAAATATCCCGCTCTGGCACAAACGAAAATGGACGGTATGAGAGCGAATATAATCATTGATGCTGACGGTGTCGTAGATGTACGCTCACGAAATGGTAAACAGATATCCCTTGACGGACACTTTGACAAATTTGTGATGGCGATATTCTATAAATCATCCACGTTGGCGAATTTAGACCATTTCCACGGGGCAGTCCTTGATGGCGAATTACTAGTCTTAGATGAGAATGAAGAAAAGATTCTTGACAGAAAGACTGGCAACGGAATTCTAAATAAAGCAGTAAAGGGCACTATAACTCCAGAAGAAACTAAACGAGTAAGAATGTGGTGTTGGGATATGATTCCCTTAGAAGATTTCAAAAAGGGATTTTCACCGATACCATATTTCGACAGATTATCCGTGTTCAACGAGAGAATGGAAGCAGTTTATAATATACAAGATAAACATCTGGTTAATATTTTACCTGCCCTTCCTGTTGATAACTATGAACAATGTGAAGAGATATTTCAATCGGCTTTGGATGATGGAGAAGAAGGCATTATCGTTAAGAACGGTGATTCGCCTTGGGAAGATAAACGCTCTAAGTTTCAAGTCAAAATGAAAGCAGAATTAGAAGCAGACCTTTTAGTTGAGCAAATTACTTATGGTACTGGAAAGTATGAAACAATGATTGGTTCATTACAATGTACTACGAAAGATGGCTCACTTAAAGTAAATGTTGGCTCAGGTCTATCAGACGAACAACGTGGTATGATGCCATCCGAATTTATCGGAAAGATAGTTTCCGTTAAGTATAATGAGAAAATTAAGGACAAGAATAGTGAACATTGGTCATTGTTTTTGCCAATTTTTCAAGAACTCAGATTAGACAAAACTGAGGCAGATAATATATAACGTGGGGAATAATAATGCAAACAGCAGGTAAAGACATATACAATGTCTACAGTGTAATATCCAAGAAGGTAGTAGAAGTCGGATTCGACAAGAAAATGGACGCTAAAGATAAGCGGAACGAATTATCTGCTAAGACTTGGAAGAAGTGGAAGAAGAAAAAGAAAGACCATCCAGAGATAGCAAAGCCATTCCCATATATTATTGTGAAAGGTAAAGAGCATCCTAAATATTGAGTTGATGGCAATGGCTAAGAAGAAAGAAATTCACATTAATCCGTGGAATATGAAAACCTATGAAGTCAAAGATTGTCTTGATTGTGATGATGATAAGGCTGATTGGGGAGTAGTAGAATCGGTAGCGAAGATAAATACTGATGAAGCAAAGAAACTTTCGGATAAGCGACTAGAAATTTGTAAGAAATGTCCTCATTCAAAGGACTTGTTCTCACGAGGGTGGATTAATTATTGTAATATATGTGGATGTATGCTCAAAGCAAAGACAAGACTAGCATCTAGCAAATGTCCAGACGGAAGGTGGTAATATGAAACAATATTTATATTTAAAGATCGGACAACATTTGAAGTGTGGTAGTCACTCAAGAATACCTTGGTGTTGTATTTTTTGGTTCGTGACATTTTGGGATTTATTCCGTCTGAAGGAGAAGTGGAACCTCTGGTATCTTAAACTTACAAACACACCATCAGACGGAAATCCTTTTGGGTGGGAGTATATCCCCTGTCCGTTGTGCTTGATTATGAAACGTAATGTAGGAAGACCTTTGAAATGTAAATGTGAAGAAGAGTATGTGTATAAATAATCAGTTGTCGCCATTTTGCGACAACGACTAATAAGAAATTACTCTTATCTATTTTTAAACGGAAAGGAACTATGAAAATTTCAAAAATCGCCCTACTTTTGGGCATTGTCTTTTCTAT